GCTTTGCGGATATCGTTCGTGGTATGCACCTGTACGGTCGTAAGATCCTTCGTCCTGAGTCACTCGTAACTTTACGTTACCAAACTGGCTATTAATAGGAGGATTTATCAATGGCTACTAAATCTCAATCATTGCTTTCACAAGCAATCATGGTACAGGCGGAAGTTGAGCTTCCGGTCGCAACAGGTACAGTTGCAGGTCCAGCGGTAAAGGCAGGTACGCTTGTTCTTGCCGCAGGTGTTAATTTGATTGACACTAACGACTCAACTGACATGGATCTCAAAGTAACCGATGGTACAACTGACTTTATGGCAGATACATCCATTGATGCTTTGGCGGCTGGTTCTTACGTGTTTGGTACGCAAACGCAGGGTGTCATCGCTATCGACGACACAATTGATGCAACAGTAACTGTTACTGATGCACCATCTGCTACATCGACTGCTCGTGTATGGGCAATCGTTGTTGACGTAACTGAAACACCAGTAGGTGCCGACGAAGTTGTACGTGATCAGTTAGCGTAAGCTAAAACATTGACGATGGGGGCTTCGGCCCCCTGACTCTTTTAAAGGAAAGAAAATGTCCAAGTCGAATTATTTAGAAAATGCAGTCTTAGACTTCTGGCTTAACGCAAATAACGGTGCTTTTAGTGCGCCGACAACTGTGTATTTAGGTTTGATTGAAACGTCAGACCCAGATGATGACACAATCAACGAGATTGCATCTACCAGCTACACTGCAACTGGAGCAAGCGCAGATTCACGCCCTCCAATTACTTTTGCGACAACGTCAGGCAGTTCGTTTGCTGGACCTAACGCTGACATTGAATTTGAAAATGCAAGCGGTTCTGCATTTACAGTCAAAGGCTTTGGTATTTGGGATGCCGCTACATCGGGCAACCTATTGTACTGGGGCGATATCTCAGATAAAACGATTGAAGATGGCGATTCTATTCGCTTTGAGGCTTCAAGCTCCATCACAATCTCTGAGGACTAATTAATGGCATTTTTTGTTGCGGATCGTGTCAAAGAGACTACGACTAGCACTGGTACGGGTACGATTGACCTAGCTGGTGCGGAGTCTGGGTTTCAGTCGTTTGTAACTGGTGTTGGTAATGGTAATACCACTTACTACGCCATCATCGACGCATCAAACGAAACATGGGAAGTAGGTGTCGGTACTGTTACCAATGCAGATCCAGATACACTTTCTCGTGACACAATCTTAGCATCATCTAATGCAGGCAGTGCCGTTAATTTTGGGGCAGGTGAAAAATCTGTATTCGTTACCCAGCCATCTGATAAAGCTGTATACAAAGATAGCGATTCAGACAATGTAACCATCGACAAAGTCCAGCTAGTTGCACAAGCTGAACACCCTTCGTATTTAGAGGGGCTTCTTTGGTATGATACCGTTCATAATACCCTAAATTATTATGGCGATGAGCCTGATCTTATCCATGAAGTTGGCATGGAAGAGCATCAAAAGGTCTACAACAACAGTGGCGTTACCATCAATAAAGGTGAGCCAATGTACTTCAGCGGTAACTTCAATGGTTACCCAACTGTAGGCAAAGCTGATGCGACAGATGTTAATAAGTATAATGCTCAGGGTCTTGCTGGGCATGATATTGAGAATAACAGCTACGGCTACCTAATTACAGCAGGTCTCGTTGAAGACCTCGACACATCAGGGCTTACTGCAGGTCAAAACTTCTTCGTCGGCCTAACTCCCGGCTCAGTTCAGAATTCCTCACCAACCTATCCTAACTATCCTATGTGTCTGGGGTGGGTTGTCAATTCAGATGCCTCATCGGGTATCTTGCTCGTCAACCAACAGAACCATTCAGTCAACTCCTTCCGTGTCCGCACTGACACACACATCGGCGGGGATTTGATCATTGACGGTGATCTTACCGTTGTGGGTTCTCAAACTGTTGCCTCCTCGACAAATATTGAGACAGGCGCACCCTTCCTATACTTAAACTCAGGCGATTCAATAGGCGAAGCAAACACTACCTTTACAGGAAGCGGGCTTGATGACGCCTATTTAGCAGGACACTTTAGCGGTACAGCATCGACAACGTACTACGTTAAGATTGATGCGACAGGTACCCCTGATACGTTCTCATGGTCCAAGGATAATTTTAGTACGACAGAAGCTACAGGTGTTGCCATCACAGGTGGTGAACAGACCTTAGACAACGGTATTAAGATTGACTTCGGTGCTACTACAGGCCACACCCTGAATGACGTATGGTCAGGTACAGCTACGCCAGTAGATGTAGACACAGGTATTTGGTCTAACAGAAACACAGGTGGCACTGGCGTTGGCTACACTCACGTCGGTATGTTCTTTGATGTAACAGATTCAAAGTTCAAGCTCGTTGATGAGTATGATCCAGAGCCTACTGGTGTTATTAACACAGGTGATAGCTCTTACAGTGCAGGTTCATTAGTCGTTGATTCTGTTGAGGCATCCTCAGCTAGCATCTCAGGTAACATCACAGTTACAGGTACAGTCGATGGTAGAGATATTGCGGCTGACGGGTCAAAACTAGATGGTATAGAATCTGGAGCAACTGCTGATCAGACTGCTTCTGAAATACTCACACTTATAAAAACTGTTGATGGATCTGGCAGTGGTTTAGACGCAGATACTCTTGATGGGATTAATTCTGGGTCATTTTTAAGAAGTGATCAAAGCGATAGCACAAGCGGAACACTTACTGTACAAACCCTATCTGTAGGTACTAACAGTGTAGGCACCACTTCCGATATTGCCCTGTCTGCCAATGTAGCAATAAATGCTGAGAACAGCCTATCTTATGGTTTGACGGATGCCAGTGCAGGTTATTACCGCTGGATGTTTGGCAACACGTCAAAAACAAGCGGTATCAGTGGTGGCACTGAAAAAATGCGTCTGGATAAAGATGGTAACTTAACTTTATCTGGGACAGTAGACGGTAGAGACATAGCCACTGACGGCACCAAGCTTGATGGCATTGAGTCTGGGGCAACAGCAGATCAGACGGCGTCTGAGATACTGACTGCCATTAAAACTGTCGATGGTGCTGGTAGTGGCTTAGATGCTGATTTAATTGATGGCGTACATGGTCCATTTGTAAAAGATACAGGTACTGATTTTAATGGTCAGTACCCAATGGTCGTAAGAACTGCCGCCAACGCCATATACTCTAATGCTGGAATACAATATACCGGATCAACAGATACGCTAGATGTTTCTGGAAGTATAAACATTGCAGGAAACAGAGTATTAACTGTTAATGACGAAGGCTCTGGAAACGGTTTAGACGCTGATACTGTTGACGGCCTTCATGCAAGTGAATTCCTCAGAAGTAATGCAACTGATACTTTTAATTGTAACGGCAATGTTTTTCAATTCGACTTTGATACTTCCGGCAGAAATAGTATTTCATTTAACCGAAACGGAACAAGGTATTGGCAATTCTTGCATGACAACAGTGGACAAGATTTCAATGTTGATCGTGTAACAGGAAGTGGTTCATTTAAGGTTGATGGCAATAGAGTATTAACAACAGCCGATGAAGGCTCTGGCAGTGGTCTAGATGCCGATACTGTTGATACTCTTCATGCAAGTCAATTCCTCAGAAGCGATGCAGATGATACAGCAACAGGTTTAATATCATTTTCAAATAAAGTCACATTCTCCGGTGGCACTGACGATCAAGGAACGCTGAGTCCTGCTGTTGAGATATCGTCTGGAACCTTATATATCTCTCACGATGAAGCTCTTATTGTGTTTGACCAAGGTCAAAAGAGCATCACATCTAATGATGGTCAAGGCAACTTCCAAATACGAGGTGGGCATGATGATGACGGTGTGCACATTGATAGTAGCAGTGGAACGAGCGGATTAGCTACCGTCAGCTTGAACACGGATGGTCAGGATGGAATTATATTTCTTGGCGTCGGCCCACGGAGAAACGCAGGAAGTGCCGCAAACTTTACTTACGCCTTAAGTATAGACGAAGGGCTTAATGGTCTGAAATGGGGTACAGGGAGTGCTACTTATCCTGATCTAGCTACAAAATACACAGTTTGGCACTCAGGTAACGATGGATCAGGCAGTGGCCTAAATGCTGACACTCTTGATGGACAACATGCATCTGCGTTTGTAGCTGTTGCCGGGGACACAATGTCTGGCAATCTTGATATGAACGACAATAATGTAATTAACATTGGCAAAATTAACTTTGAGAATCATGAGGGGAGCGATTACGGCGCAAATGGCGACGTAATGTTCGACGAGAATTTTTATTCTGACAGTGAATATGGAACTGCATGGACAAGCACTAACGGTGGCGGGCTAGCTGTATACAATGAAGATGGTTGGGGTCGTATTCTTACCGACCGCAACAGCCAATATCATACAGCAAATTTTCATGGTTTAATCCTTAACAGAAACACCACTGACGTACTCAACTTCACTGCCAACTCAACCAACGACAACCGTGGTATCTCATTCAACAGCCGCACAGCACTCTCCGCTGATTATAACGATGGTTATTTGCGGCTGAATAATGCGAGTGAGTTTGGTAATGGGGTGTACACTCCAAAAAACTTGAGGTCGGCAGACTTAGTAATTGGAGACGATGGTGGAGTATTTGGCCGTTCGTCAGTTACTAGCGGCGGGCCACTGGCTGTCAGTCGATCATCTAATCCTTACCTAACTTGGCATGAGGGTGCGACACGCAGATTTTACATTCAGTATTTGACGACTGATAACGCCGCTTACTACAACAACGAAGAAAGTACCCAGCACATATTCAACGGTACGGGAACTACTGTTCGGTTACTGCTTAGAACAAGTGGAACTTCTAGGGGTTCAGTATACGCTGACAATAGCAACAATATCGGCTTTTTGGATTCGGACGGCAACTGGGCGTATCGTCATCAACGTGACTCAAACCATAGGTGGTATATTAACAACAGCCAAAAGTTGTATCTTGGCTCTACCGAAATGGTCCTAGACCAAGGAACAAGCTCTACCTTAACAGTTAAGTGCGACGACGGCGGCAGGGCTTTAATACGGGCTAACGGAGATAGTCAGGGGACTGGTGCTATTGAGGTAGGGCAGTCTGGTTCCTATGGCGGTGGTATTTCGTATAACGGAGACGGCTCTCCTGCGTTTGTTAACGGCGAAGCGGCAGATAGGATTACATTCTATAGGCTTTCCAATGGTACTCGCTCAGAAGTTTTTAGCTACTCGTACAACGACAACAATGTAGAGTTCAACGGGGAACTAACTATCCCCAACCAGATACGACATCAAGGCGACACCAACACCTATATGCAATTCCACGCCGCTGATCAATGGCGTGTGGTTACAGGCGGTAGTGAAAGACTTGAAGTAAATAATACTAATACTACATTAGCTACAAACCTCGTGATCAATACCCATGTTATCAACATGGATCTTAATAACCTTAATGACAATGCTATTGAGTTAACGGATGTTCGTAGCAGTACTTGGCCCTTTGAGTTCAATACAAATTCTGTAGGTAATGATAACCCGTCAGGTTTCTGGGTAGGCTCTAACGGCTATCCTGATATGCGTCTACGTAGAGAGAATAGCACTGTACGTGCGCTTATCTCTTCATGGGAAAGATCTTATGTAAGTAACGGGTTTAGCATCTCTGGCGGAACCTTGGATATGAACAACAACGATATAGTTGGTGTTGATCAAATAATCCACGAAGGAGATTCTAATACTTATTCCGCCACTAGTGGAGATAACCCCAATAGTGATGAGTGGGACTATTTAAATGTAACCAGCATCAAAAATAAAATTGGAAATTCTGGTCTTTGGTTTAATGCATACGACGCTGTTGGCACCTTTTTAAGCGATGCAAGGGGGCAATATTGCCTAATGGCGTTGACATATGATAATGGCGATGCGGATGATGCACATTGGCTTAGCGGTGATGCTGACCGTGTTATAGGTGCGTACATGTTTGACGGGCAAAACCATTTCTGGCATGCTGGAAATGCATCACCATTATTTGCTGACACCACGGTCAAGATGAAACTTGACAACAATGGTAGTCTTGAAGCCGTTAGCTTTAAAGCCATCTCCGATAAAAGATTAAAAGAAAATCTTACTAAGCTTAAAGTAACTCCAGAAGAACTAAAAAACATACATGGTTACACATACAACTTTATTGGGGAAGATGAAAATATTAGAAATGCGGGAATACTAGCGCAAGACGTTTTAGAGATACTTCCAGAAGCCGTTTCTACATCTACTATTAAAAATCCAAAAGGAGAAAGTAGTGAAACTTTACAAGTCGATTATAACGCAGTTATTGCTGTTCTTGTAAACGTAGTTAATGAGTTAACTAGTAGAGTAGGCGAACTAGAAGCAAAAATTGATAGCGGGAGCTAAAGATGACTACATATTCAGCCTACGGTCCAATAGATATTTATGGAACATTTCAAGATTCATCTCTTGTATCTTTTAAACTTACCGATGGTTTTGGTAATCAGCGTGGAAAGGTCGGGTGGAGAATATATATTTCATATCAATGCAGTAGTGATTCTCAGCTTTACATGGCATTTTATGATGGAACCAGCACCTCTACCAATAGATTAACTAATATAGACACTCAATACATGAGTCTTTATAACAACGATGTTGGTTCTTTTAACAATAACGTAAATTACGTCAGATTAAACTACTACCAGACTGGCAACGGCACGAACGAAGGGGGATTTGCCGTTATTGATTTACACAATGCTCAGCTTAGTTACCTTGACAGAGACAGCACTACTGATCGTCGTGAGTTAGCCCGGTCGATCCAAGGGACTTTTATCCACGGTCATAACTATATATCAGATTATCAAATGACCGACGTAGGAAGTTTTAACCACGAGTCTAGTGCAAACCCATACTCCAGTACCTATTTCTCTGGCGGCATAGGAACTATAGGCTTCTACATGGGTGCCGGGACACTTTCTGGTACGTATCAGGCTATTCCTAGTGTATCAGGTTGATTTAAGGATAATTTAATGTCTAATTATACTAAAGTAGTACAAGAAGTAAGAACAAATGAAGATGGTACAAAATCTCTTGTAGACGTTGATGTGGAGATGACGGAAGAAGAGTACAACGAACTGCACTCAATGACACCTTCGCAAGAACAAGAAATGAGATTGCAAAGAAATCTAAGGTTGTCAGCTTGTGATTGGTCACAAGGCGAAGACGTTCCAGACTTCATTAAACTTCCGTACAAAACGTATCGACAGGCTTTACGAGATATCACATCTCATGTAAAATGGCCTAATCTCACACGAGATGATTGGCCCACTAAACCACAAATATAGAGGACTTTATGTCAGATAAAACTTTTAACATTAACTTTACTATCGACGAATTGAACATGGTCTTAGGCGCATTAGGCGAACTGCCTGCAAAAGCGTCCATGAGTTTAATCATGAATATTCAACAACAGGCGCAACAACAGGGGCAACAACCACAACAACCTGTTGAAGCGGAACCTGTTGAAGCGGAACCTGTCGAAGAGAGTTAACTAGATGAGCTTCGGTATCAATACCTTTGCAGAAGCTCCCTTTGCGGCTGAGGGGTTTGTCCCCTTAGTCACGTTGGCCTCTGGGTCATCCACAGGGCAAGCAACTGTTAATGGTGTTGGTACCATCATCAAACCTAGTAGCGGTAGTGTTACAGCCGCCGCTACGACTTCAGGTAGTGCGTTAGACATATCAGCAGGGGTAGGTACCCCAACTGGTGTAGCGACTGTTACAGCGACTGCTGTGGACATCTCTGTAGGCACTACCTCTTTAACTGGCACAGCGAGTGTTGTTGCAGATGCTGTAGACATTTCTATTGGTACTGCAAGTGTAGCAGGCGATGCTACAGTATCTGCAATCACACAGGCAACAGTCCGTAGCTTAACATCAGATGGTGTTGCAAGTACAACTGGTACTGCCGTAGATCTGAGTAATGCGACTGGTGTATCGACAGCTTCTACGAGCATCGGTACTGTTACACCAATAGATGTTTCTGTTGGTAGTGCTTCAGTAACGGGTGTAGCAACTGCAACAGCAGGTCCAGTAGACATATCTATTGCGACATCTGTAGAGACTACGGGTAGCACTGAGATCACTGCGTCTGCTACGGATATCTCTGTAGGCACAGGTACAGTAGCAGGTGACGCCACGACGAGTGGTGCCGCTTTTGATATTGCCAATGCGACAGGGGCTGTAGCTGGTGGTGCAAGTAGCTCTGGAGTACCGAAAAAGCTTGCAAATTCTGAAATTTTGAGTATAACTAGCGAGGCTACTGTTACAGGTCTCGCCAGAGACATTTCAAATGTATCTTCTGTAGTATCCGGCGACGCATCCATTATTGCATATGGAATACGTTTACCGTACTTTGACTCTACTCTTTATACTCGTGCTAGCACAATCTACATCTTGGCAGAAGAGCCTAGACTATTAAGTGTTGATCCAGAAGTATCTAATGTTGCATATCTGCAAATAGAACCAACAAGAGTTATAGCAATTGAGCCTGATAAAGACAGAGCAATCAGTGTCGAATCAGATGATTACAGAACAGTAAAGGTGGCCGCATAACATGGCATTTAAATTCCCAGATAAAGATCCAGATGAGAAGTTGGACTACACAGTTGATTGGTCACGGTATCTTGAAAGGGATAGCCTTACCATTGCGTCTGTGGCGTGGAAGATTGAACAGGCAGACGGTACTGCAATTACATTTACTGAAGGATATTCATTTCAGAATGATGAACTTGTGCTTAACTCCGGTTCTACCGTTGGACTGACTAATATTGTCATACCTTCCCCCACAGATACAACAACAACAATTGTATTAGATAAGGGCGAAGCAAATAAAACGTACACACTAATATGTGAAATTACTACATCGACATCTAGTAAGACTACAGACAATATTACAACTAACCGCAGAGTTAAGTTAAAAGTTAGGGAGCGTGTGTAATGGCGTACAATTTTTTAGCTCTCACTAACGAAATCTGTGGCAGGTTAAATGAGACTACATTAAACAATAGCAACTTTGCTAGTGCCACTAACTTTTACTCCACGATTAAAGACAGCATTAATGCATCTATTCGTGACATTAATCATCAAGAGTACAACTACCCATTCAATCACAACACAACTGAAATCATTTTAGATGTTGGTGTAGGGCGTTACCCAATACCTCAGAATGCTAAGATTGTTGACTTTAATAATATTAAGGTACTGCGTGACGATGAACTCAACGTGTCCACACGTATACTTAAACAGATTCAATACAATGAATATACACGTAACTACTTAGACGATGAGCTTAACACAACATCGACAGGTGAGACACCTCGCTACGTAGCTAAGTCAAAAAGCAATGATTTCGTAATCGCTCCTAAGCCAGACAAAGAGTACACCTTAGAAATAGAATATTTTATTGTACCAGCAGATCTCGTTCTATTTGATGATGTGCCTACTGTCCCTGAATCCTTTAAGCATGTGATTCTGGATGGTGCCTTATACCACTGCTACATGTTCCGTGATAACGCACAGTCTGCGACATTATCTAAGCAGAAGTTTGATGAAGGGCTGAAGGCGATGCGTAGCCTGTTAGTCAATGAATATATTAATGTCATTGATACTCGTGTAGATCGTAATGTTAATACTCCTGCGCTAAGGGTTAACTGATGGCTGACGGATGGCAGACATACCCTGTCGAGTTCCGTGGTGGCTTGATAACGAACTTGTCACCTTTACAACAAGGGACTAACTTCCCCGGCACTGCACAGCGTCTGCGTAACTTTGAGCCTTCCACTGACGGTGGCTATCGTCGTATCCGTGGGTTCTCAAAGTGGGACACTACGTTGGTAGGTGGTACAGCAGGAAGAATTCGTGGTGTTATTCGCTTTCAAGGCTACGCCTACGCCGCTAAAGGATCACACCTTTACAGGTCAGATGGTTCAGGTGCGTGGACACAGGTTACAGATAACGCAACTTTTAGTTCTGGTGGTATCACACTAAGCGGAACAGGCAAAGTAAGATTTGCTAGACACGACTTCGGTACTGGTCCTGTGTTGCTGGTTATTGATGGTGTATCTAAGCCATTTAAATTTGATGGTACTTCCTTCAGCCAGATCACTACCTCAACATCAGATCAGGAAGGTGCAAATCATATTGTTGAGCATAGGTCTCACGTATTTTATGCGAAGGGTAATTTAGTATCGTATTCCGCTCCTCTATCGGATACTGATTATACTGCCGCCTCCGGTGCTGGATCACTGGTCATGGATAACCCTGTCACTGCAATGCTTTCGTTTCGTGAGCAGTTAATCATTTTTACGGCAGGTTCAATATTCTCCTTGCAAGGCAGTACCAGTGCAGACTGGCAATTACTACCAATTACTCGTGATATCGGTGCGATAAAAGAAGACACCGTACAGGAGATTGGTGGTGACTTGATGTTCTTAGGTCCAGATGGTCTGAGACTATTAAGTGGTACAGAAAGAAACAATGACTTTGGCTTGGGCGTCATATCAAAAGCTATCCAGTCAGAAGTCACTGCATTTATCAACGCCTCAGATGGTTTTTCTAGCGTTGTTTTGAGGGACAAATCTCAGTATCGCATACTTGGTTTTTCATCCACTAACAACGCATCTGGACTAGGTTTAATCTGCACACAGTTTGCAATGCAGGGCGGACAAGAAATGGCTTGGGCTGAGACGCAAGGGATCAACGCCTTCTGCTCTTCCAGTGTGCTAGATAGTGGTGAAGAGTTTATCTACTTCGGTAACGATGACGGTTATGTTTATCGCATGGAAAGCGGGAATGACTTTGATGGCGAGAACATTGTGGCAACTTTTAAAACGCCACCTTTCCCCATCACAGATCCTACTACCAGAAAAACATTCTACAAAATGCGACTGTTTACAGATCCTTTGGGTAGCTTAGAAGTTAGCATTAACCCAGAGTATGAATTTGGGCAGTCAGAAGTTATACAGCCTCCACAAATATCTGTCTCTAATACGACAAGTGGAACTGTGGCAATTTTTGGTAGTGGTGTATACGGTCAAGCCAGCTATGGTGGGGCTAATTTAAAATACATATTTGATGTTAACTTGGTAGGGTCTGCCTTTGTAGGGGGCTACACATTTACTTCAGACGGAATAGATCCACCTTTTTCGTTTGACTCAATGATTATTCAGTACGGACAGTACGGCAGGAGATAGAATAGAATGGCGGGATACAACCGAAATAGCCCCAACCCTTTTGTTGATGGGGCTGTAATTGAAGCTAATGATTTTGATACGGAGTTTGGCAACTTAGATATTGCCTTTGGTACTTCCGGGCATAATCATAATGGCACAGACGGTAATGGACCTAAAATTACTACATCTGGACTTGCAGATGATGCTGTCACAGGTGCGAAGATTGATTCCACTACAACAGTTACTGCCGCTAGTTTTGTGGGGCCACTTACGGGTAATGTCACGGGTAATCTCACAGGCAATGTCACAGGTGCTGTCACAGGCAATGTCACAGGCAATGTCACAGGCAATGTCACAGGCAATGTCACAGGTAATCTAGACGCAAATAGCGCAACAATCGACAGCTTGACTATTACGTCTGGCACAGCCGTAACCTCAATTGACACAGACCTATCTGCTGTTTCTGCTACCGATAATACCCTAGCTTCAGCAAAAGCAATCAAAACATACGTAGATGCTCAGGTAGACACTGCTGACCAATTGACTGAACTAACTGATGTTACCATCACTTCAGTTGCTGATAACGAAGTTCTTGCGTATAACAATGCAACAAGTAAGTGGATCAATCAAACTGCAACAGAAGCTGGGCTACAGCCGAATGATGCTGGCTTGACATCTATTGCTGGTCTGACAACAGCCGCAGACAAAATGATTTACACTACTGCGGCAGACACGTATTCTACTACGGATCTTACTGCATTTGGCCGATCTTTGATTGACGATGAAACTGCCGCCGATGCACGTACAACTCTTGGCTTAGGCTCTGCCGCAACAACTGCTTCAACCGCTTACGCAACTGCGACACAGGGGACTGCGGCAGATAACGCCCTACCTAAAGCGGGCGGCACGATGACTGGTGAAATTACATTTACTGAAGATCAAACATTTGCTGTCACTGAAGCGATGATCAGTGACTTAGGTGCGTACATCACGGGTTACACAGTAACGTCCGATGACGTAACTGCCCATCAAGCTAACCTTAGTATCACTGAATCACAGATCAGTGACTTAGGGGCGTATATCACAGGCAACGAAACAATTACTCTTTCGGGTGATGCAACAGGATCAGGCACGACAGCAATCACAGTTGCACTTGCCAGTAATACTGTTGGCGTGGATGAGCTTAACCTAACAGACGGTACCGCCGGTCAGTTTCTCAAGACGGATGGTGCGGGGAATATTTCGTTTGCAACTGCACCGACACAGGAGACGAGCTTCACTACCCTTGATGTAGATAACATCAACCTTGATGGAAACACGATCTCCAGTACAGATTCTGAAGGGGCGGTCATCATTCAACCGAGCTTTGGTGGGGATGTAAACTTAGATGTTACATCTAACGCAAGTTATACGGAAGAGTCTCCAACTCTTCAAGGACACGTCCTTGTTAATTCAACAATGGACTTAGGTTTAAATTCCTACCAATCGCCGACAACTTTCTATCGACGCACTTATAATTCTAGGCCATCGGGAGGACAATTTGTTCCAAGTGGGCAACTAGTCTTTCAGACGTATAATGCGTCTAGATCAGCAACCACAATGGATTCCGCAACCATTGAATCTAAGCAGTATTATAATGCCTCTGGGAATGATTACGGGACCTTACTTATAAGCACAAACTATTTTAACGGCATATCAGAAACAAAGTTATCTCAAGTAGAGTTTAGAAGTGAGGGGCCAAGCAACGCAACGAAAAGAGAGGCGGCATTTTTAGGTAAAGTAATTGTTGCGGGTGAAACGACAACTGGACTTCAGGTTAATAACGGAAACATCAAAGTAGCATCTGGTCATGGCATTGACTTCTCTGCGACATCTGATGCTCAAGGAAGCGTAACCACAAGCGAGCTTTTAGCTGATTACGAAGAAGGCGAATGGGATCCGCAATTCATCGACGATTCATTAAACAGTATAGCGACCAACGCAAACGCTAAGGGTCTATACATCAAAGTTGGCCGTCAGGTTACCGTTTGGGTCTTTATGGAGAACCAATCAACATCCGGATTGGTAAGCACAGATAATATCCACATCAATGGGTTGCCGTTTATTACTGACAACTATTCTAGCTACACACCCGCAACTTATGTGATGGGCAGTGCAGTACGGTCTTCAGGGTATTCAACAACTGGTGAACTCCAAGCATTTGCGGAATACGAATTCTACAGCTTTATATCGTTATACGATTCTTCAGGAAGCCAACTCACTGTTAGCGACGTAACTTCTGGAACGAACTCTATTTACTTCTCATTAACCTATGAAACTTAATTAACGAGGTTTGTAAAATGGCATTAACTAAAGAAACAACAGCAGATCAAATTGAAGTCGTTGGAGAGTTCAGCGCTGTTCAGGTTCGCACACGCACAACGGTCAAAGAAGATGGTGTTGTTATTTCTTCTTCACTGCATCGCAAAGTTATCCACGCAGGAGACGACTACTCTGCGGAAGACGCAAAGGTTCAAGCAATCTGTGCGGCTGTTCACACTGCGGATGTTATAGCGGCATATCAATCGTCCTTGGTTGATTGATGTTATGGAAATGCTAGTTTGGAATCTTATCCTCACTGCTATGGTTGCTGGCATTACATGGTTCGCTAAGACTACGTGGGCAGAACTTCAGCGACTCAACATTTTAATTAACAGAACACGTGAAGAAGTGGCAAAAGAATATGTCACAAAAGCAGAGGTTCATGCGGACATCAACCGTGTAATGGATCGCCTAGATGCCTTAGATGCAAAGATAGATCGTTTAATAGAATCACGATAAAGAGGGAGAGTTGCCGTGATCTTTGAGGCAATTGCGGCAATCAAGATAGCCAACGAAGCTATCGGTGCCATCAAGGAGTTTGCCGGTCACGTAAGCAGTGTCGGTGAAATGGGCAAGGACTTAACAAAGCTTGCAGATGCAAAAGAAGAATTAGAGAAGTCTGCAAAAGATGGTGACATGGAAGCCTTCTGGGCACTTGAGGATATCAAGAAGCACGAGATTGAAGTCAAGAACATGTTTATCTACAACGGTCGCCCCGGTTTATGGGATGACTATTGTAAGTTTATCAACAACCGCAAACAGATGCGGGCGAATGCTAAGAAGCGTGAGGCACAGAAGAAAGCCAGACGTAGAAAACTCATCAAAGATTGGTCCATAGGCATTGCAGTCACTGTCGGTTCACTCAGCGCAGTAGGCATAGCCGCTTACATCCTGTACTGGATCATCACAACCAAAGGCAGGTAACCCCTATGTGGATGCTATTCGTAATTGTACTAGA